GAGGTTGTGGCCTGGGGCGATAACGAAGAGTCATGGAACATAGACTTTTATACGCTTGAAGGAGACACCAGCAAGGCCGAGGTATGGCAGGAGCTCGATGACGCGCTATCCAAGACCTATACCCATGAGGGCGGCACGGAAATGCACATAGCCGCTACCGGGATTGACTCAGGATTCAGGACGCAGCTTGTTTATGACTACGTTCGTACCCGTTCCGGGCGCAGGCTCTATGCCCTGAAAGGGGTTGCAGGCGCTGGCAGGCCGGTGGCGCAGGTAACAAGGGGCAAAAAGGGCAAGAAACAGCGACCAGTTGACCTCTATACCGTCGGAGTAGATGACGCGAAAGGTATTGTCTATGCCCGGTTGCGCGCTACAGACCCAGGGCCTGGATACTGCCATTTCCCAGAGACGCGGCAAGAAGAGTATTTTGAGCAGCTTACTGGCGAGAAGGTTGTCACCCGATTTGTTAAAGGGTTTCCGCGCAGGGAGTGGGTTAAGACTCGCGCCAGGAATGAGGCTCTCGATACCCGTGTGTACGCATACGCTACACTAAAGATATTAAATCCTGTTTGGCCGGCCATTAAAAAGAGATTGAATCCCGTTAAGGTTAAGGAGGCTCCAGCACCCAAGCCCGCGCCGACCACCAGGCGCATGACAAGGCCCACCAGAAAACGAGGCAATTTTGTAACGTCATGGTAAATCGTTTTGACAGTGTGAATTACCCGGAGACTGAGCCGGTTAATCTGGTTATCGGGGAGCTATGGGCGTGGAAGCGTCCTGATCTTGCCGGCACCTATGACCCGTCGCTATACACCGCGACCTACATAGCCAACAAGGAAAGCGCCGATGTAGCATCGTTTACAATCTCGACCACTGGCAGCGAGTTCACTGTATCAGAGGCCGACACATCAGCCATCTGCCCGGAAGGCAGGTACCGCTGGGAGTTGGTCATAACCCAGATATCCGACAGCGCTAAAGTCGGGGTGGCCAGAGGCTACTGGGACGTACTGCCTGACCTGACCACCGGCCCTACTGACAACAGATCGCACGCTGCCAAGGTGCTGGACGCTGTTGAGGCCGTCATCGAGGGCTCGGCAACGAAAGAGCAGTCTTCGATATCAATTGCCGGCCGCTCCCTTGCGCTTCGCACCTACGACGAGTTGCGGCAAATCCGCATCGACTACCGCGCCGAGGTTGAGAGCGAAAAGCAGCAAGAGCTACAGAAGCAGGGCAAGGGTGGCACCACCAAAATATTGACGAGGTTTCCGGCGTAATGGGCATTCTCAGCATGTTTAGCCGTAAAACATCGACGGCACTACCTCCGGCGAGAGTAGCCGGTAAAAACCCACATACGGGGATGACCCCAGGACAGCAACGAAGCTTTGGCGCCGCAGATGTCAGCAGACTGACAGACGGATGGTTAACTGACTCAAGCGCCATCAATGCCTACTTATCAACAGCGCTCCCTGCCATGCGCGCCAGATCGAGGGATCTCGTTCGCAATAACCCCTACGCCAAGCGCTACTCGACGGTGATGAAGAGCAATATCGTAGGGCCGAAGGGCATTACTGTGCAGGCCGCATCAACATGGTTTCAGGGCGGCAAAGAGGTGTTGGATACCAGGGCAAACGATGCTATCGAATTGGCATACAAAAAATGGGGTGAACGCACAACAGACCTGGCAGGCAGCATGTCGTGGGTAGAGATGCAGCAGCAGGCGATAGGCACCGCGGTTACTGACGGGGAATTCATATTCAGGAAGCACTACAGCAACGCCGCCGGGTTTCAGCTACAGGCTATGGACCCGGCGCTGCTGGACATCACCCGCAACAAAACTGAGCGTAACGGCAATATCACGTTGATGGGCATCGAGCACTCGCCCGAGATGATGCCGCTGCGCTACTTTTTCAGGCGGATGGACAGCCAGGGAAACTATAACTCCGGCATCGTGTACTCGGTCCCGGCAGAAGAGATTATCCACGTCTACAAATCTGACTGGGTAGGCCAGTGCCGGGGAGTGCCGTGGATGCACGCGGCCATGGTGCGCATGAAGCAGCTTGACGGTTACGACGAGGCGGCTATTACCGCAGCTCGACACGGCGCCGCACACATGGGTTTCTTCACGTCTGAGACTGGCGAGGGCTACCAGGGGGATGGGCAGGATGCGGAAGGTAACATTATCCACGATGCTGATCCGGGCACATTTCACCAGTTGCCGGCTGGCATGGATCTGCGCCAGTATGACCCGAAATACCCACACGACCAGTATCCGCACTTTACCAAGGTCAATATACAGGGCATGTCGGCGGGCATGGATATCAGCTACCCGACGCTATCGAACGATCTCGAAGGGGTTAATTACAGCAGTATACGAGCAGGTGTTTTGGAGGATCGTGAACTATTCAAGACGATGCAGGGCTGGCTGATTAGATCGCTTATTGTGCCGGTGTTTGAAGAGTGGATAGAGTATGCCGTGCTGCGAGGCGAGATACTTGTGGGATCACGGCCACTGACCCGTCCGGTAGAGGACTATCGCAAAGCAAACTACCAGGGGCGCCGGTGGAGTTGGGTCGATCCGCAGAAGGACATGAACGCCAACGAATTAAGCGTGAAACTTAAAACGCGCTCCCGGTCTCAGATTATCAGGGACCAGGGCGATGACCCTGAAACGACATGGCGCGAGATAGAGCGCGAGAACGAGTTACTAGGTGAATACACTGGAGACGACGCAAATGACCAAGAAAAGCCAGAACAACCGGAACCAGGAGCGGAAAAGGAAGACGCTGAATCTTGATCGGTCGTTTACGTTTGATCGCTCAGCAGTCAACGAGGAAGAGCGCACGGTAGATCTGGCGTTCTCCTCCGAGGAACCATACGAAAGGTGGTATGGAACAGAAATACTTGCCCATAAATCGCAGAGTGTTGATCTCGCCCGTTTGAATAACGGTGCAGCGGTTTTGGTCAATCATAATGTCGACGATCATGTCGGCGTAGTCGAAGGAGCGAGGATTGACAAGGACCACGTTGGTCGTGCAGTTGTCAGGTTCTCACGTAGTGACCGAGGACAGGAAATATTCAGTGATATCGTTGACGGTATTCGCGGGATGGTATCTGTTGGTTACACCATCGAGGACTATACCGAGAAGGAGGTCGACGGACACAATGTACTAACAGCAAATAGCTGGACTCCACTGGAAGTAAGCGTGGTTGCTGTACCTGCCGACCCGAAAGTTGGGATAGGCAGAAGCAACGAACCGGGCACACCTCCAGACACAATTATTGAGGAAACGAAAATGACTGAAGACACCAAACCCAAGGAAGCGGCTGCGCAGCCGGAGCCTAAGTTCGACCGCAAGGAAGAGCTTGGCAAAATGCGTGAAACTGAGACGAAGCGATGCAAGCAAATCCGGTCTATGGCCGATGCGCATGACGCTGACGAGCTTGGCCGACAGGCAATTGATGAGGGCTGGGAATATGCAGCATTCAACAAGCAGTTGCTGGAAGTTGTCGGGCAGCGCAACACCAAGGCTCGCGCCGAAAGCAGGAGCGATGGCAACGTCGGCTTGTCAGGCAAAGAGGCTGATTCGTTCTCATTTGTAAAACTGATGAACGCTGTAAGCCAACCACAGGACCGAGCTGCACAGAAAGCCGCGGCATTCGAGCTTGAGGTATCCGAGGCCGGTGCCAAGCAATTTGGTGCTGACTTTAAAGCCAGAGGAACGTATATCCCGCAGGAGATTTTAGAGCGGGGACATGCCATGCAGGAGCGGGTGTTGAACGTAACGACCGCAACTGATGGTCCTGAGTTGGTTGCTACCGACTTGCTGGCGGGCAGCTTCATTGATGTCCTTCGCAACTCGCAGGTAACAGCTCAGGCAGGCGTGAGAACGCTACCCGGTCTGGTTGGTTTGGTGGATATCCCTCGCCAGACAACTGCCGCGTCGATGACATGGCTGTCGGCGGAAGATGCCGATGCTACCGTGTCAGATCCACAATTTGACCAGGTCAGTTTGAGTCCGAAAGATGCAGCAGTTTATACGGAAACAACTCGACGCCTAACCATGCAGGCAACCCCGGCAATTGAGGGGATTATCCGATCCGACCTGGCGCAAGCCATCGGCGTTGGTACTGACCACG